GTCCTGCGCGTTGTCTCCGAAGAAGATACGGGCCGTCTCGGTGTCCACATAGGCCCTGATGCTCCGGTCGTTCTGCAGCACATCCCTCAGCACAGCATCCGTGCCGGTGGCCGCTGCGTTCAGGCTGATGATCTGGCTGGCCGGGTCGCTCTCCTGCCGCATCGTGCCCTTGGCGTATACCTCGCCCCTGCCGCTGGTGCTCTCGCTGCCAAGCGCGCCGCCCAGTTCGGTCATCTTTTCGGCATACAGCATCCGTTCGCCCTTGCCCTGGGTGTAGGCGATCTCAAGGGCCGTCCGGCCGACGTCGGTGCTCAGGATATAATTGATGTCCGCCGCCGTGCCGCTCATGCTGCCCGCCAGCTCCAGCGCCTGCGCGAAGGTGGCAGCGCCGCTCCGGCCCAGCCGGTACAGCGGCGACGCTGCGGCCGCGTACCGGTCAGCGTCCACCCTGTCCGGCATATTTTTGCTGATGGTCTGGGCTGCCTTGTCCGTCACCCGCCAGCCTTCCAGCGCCCGCTGCACCTCAGCCTCCCGCTGGGTCTTCGGTGCTTCTGGCCGGAGACCCAGAGTCTCCCGCAGCGGGGCGTTCTCGTAGCTGTCGGTTTCGCCTGCAGCGGCAGTCGTTTCACGCACGTTGTCCGGCGCAGCCGTTTCCGGCATGGCGTCGGCGCTTTCTGTGGGGGCATCCTGCACTGTCTGCGGCGCACTCACAGCTTCGTTGGGCAGCTCTGCGCTCTGTACAGCAGGCGCAGCTTCGCTTTTCACGTTCTGCTGCGCTGCAATATCCCGCAGCATTCGGCGGGTCGCGCCTGCAGTGTCGGGCAGCGTCACGCCGTAAGCCTGCTCAAAAGCCGCACGGTTTTCCCGGTTCTCGGCGTTCGGCGTAAACAGCCCGATGGTCTTGCCCGTCAGGCTGTCGTTCGCCGCCACTTCGGCAAACTGCCGCACCGCCGGGTTTTCCGACTGCGCAGCAGCCTCGTTTACGCTGCTGTTTACTCCTTCCGTCTGCGCCTGCGGCGCATCCGCCCGCTGCATACTTTCAGTGGAGTTTCCTTTAAGAAAGGCTCCCCTGATAGGGGAGCTCCGTTCTCGCGCGGCGTCAGCCGACGGGAACGGTGAGAGGTTTTCTTCCCGCCCGCTGATGTTTTCAGTGGCCGCAGGTGCAGCCTGGCTGAGAGGTTCTCCCTCTGCCAGCGCTCTATCAGCAGAGCTATCCGCAGCCGACTGAGAGGGCTCCGCTGCCCGGGCCTCCCATTCCTTCTGCTGGGCGGCAGCCCGCTTCATCCGGTCCGTCCGGTCGTAACGCTCCGCCTCCCTGTCCAGCGCTTCGCTCATGCCGCGCAGCCCCGTGCCGACAGCGCCGCCCAACGCACCGGACGCGCCGCCGGAGAGTCCGCTTTCCAGCGCGGTGAGGAAGGTGTCTTTGGTAAACAGGTTCTTCGCCGCCTCGCTGTCCCCCAGCGCAGCGTCGATGGCCATGTCCGCATAGGTCTCCGCGAATGCCTGCATCGAGTTGTCGATGCCGCCCGAGATGGCCGCAGCCACCGCCGGGTAGCGCTGCGCCAGCTCCGAGCTGCCTGCCAGCCCCTGCACCCAGTCCGCGATCTGCCCTGCCAGTGTGTCCTTCGCGTAGTCCGAGCCCATGGTCTTTGCAAGGTCAGCCGCGCCCACCGAGTTGATGGCCCACCCTGCGCCAAACTTGGCGAGGCCGCCGCCCAATGCCTTACCGGCGCTCTCGCCCTTTTCCGCGCTCTGGCCCATGGCCTCTGCCGCTCCCTGTGCGCTCAGGACGGGCAGCACTGCCGCCGGGTTCACGCCCGCCACGGCCAGGTTCTCCGCCGCGCTGGTCACGGCCCCCGCCACGGCCCGCTGGGTCGGGCTCAGCCCGCTCTGAGCCGCAGCCGTCAGCTGCTGCCCGCGGTCGTAGAGCTGGTAGCCCACGCTCTGGTTCTTGTCGATGCCGTCGCTCACTTCCAACCCCGCCAGCTTCTGGCGCATCTCCCGGATTTCCTTGGAGTTGTACCCCATCGAGATCAGCTCCCGGTTCCGGCTCTCCGGCCATGTGGGGTTATAGTCCATGTCTACGTCGGTCAAAAGGTCAAACAGGCTCTGGGCGTGTTCGTCGCCCTTTACCTCCTGCCCCACCTGTTTCCAGTTCTTCAGGGTGGCGTCGATGTTCTTTCCCGCCTGCACGCCGTACTCCGCGCCCAGCAGCGGGGCAACTGCCACCGTGTCTCCGATGCCGCCGATGGTGTTCGCCACCCGGCGCACATCCCGCTTCCATGCAGGGATGGCGTCCAGCGCAGCGTTCATCTTCCGGGCCTCGTCGATCTGCGCCTGTGTCCAGCCGCCCTTCTTGATCAGGTCGGCGTCCGTGTACGCGCCGTGGGTGTTGTCCACCCGCCGCACCGCGTCGGCCAGATTCTTGTTGTCCCCGGTGTCCAGCCACTGGTTGATGCGGTCAAACTCGTCCGGTACGCTGTCCTTGGCAAAGCTGGCTCTCAGCTCCTGCGCCCGGCCGGTGCCGTAGGCCATGGCCCCGCTGCCCACGTTCTCCAGCACGTTCCCGCTCTTCGCAGGTACGCCCCACTTCTGTCCCATGTCCAGCGCCCTTTCGGTGGGGTTTCCTTTAAGAAGGGCTCCCCTGATAGGGGAGCTCCGTTCTCGCGCGGCGTCAGCCGACGGGAACGGTGAGAGGTTCTCTCCCCTCCCGCTGTGCGCCTGAGAGGGCTCGTTCCTCGCATCCACCTCCCCCATGTCGCTTATGTGCCGCTCGGTGTACTGCTGTAAGGCTTTGGCCCGGGTGATGTCCGGGTCAGTCTTCTTTGCCGCCTGCTCTTTCGCGTCTGCCCTCTGGCTGTTTGTTCCCTTTGCCAGCGCTGCAATATCATTCGCTGTCCATTTTTTCTGGTTGTTGTTTCCCTGCGCCAGCCTGTTAATATCTGCTGCCGTCCAAGCCATGTTTATCGTCCTCCCGGTCTCTCGTTCTCATTCAAATCGGAGAAACGAGAAAAAAGCGTTTAGCGAAGCGGCTAGCTTTTTTCCGTTTCGACTTCTCCTTTGGGGTCTGAAAGGGGCGAGCAGCCCCTTTCTCGTGGATCCAGCGCGTCGAAATCGCTGGTGCTTTTCTGGTTCTCTTTTGGCACGCAAAAGAGAACGTATCTTGCGGTCAAAGCCCCGCACGGTTGAAAATCTCGGCAATTTCTTCGTTGCTGTATCCCTCGTGCTGAAGCTTTACCGTAATGGCACTGCCGTTCATGCCACGCTGCGCATAACCCGCCACACGGTTCAGCACGTCATCTGTAATACTCTTCATCCCGTTTGTCGGGGTTTCCAGCAGTCCACCTTCCTGTAAAATTCTTTCATAAATATCCTTTGCCGGGTTATCGTTGTTGTAACTTCCGTACTTTTCCGCAGCAGTCAACAGATTATTTGCACTCCATTTGATGCCATCACTTTTGTCCCCGCTGCCTTTCGTGCCGCCGCTGCTCCTGCTGCCCGAAGAGCCGCCTGTGCTTCCTGCGCTCTTTGTTGCCAGCGCCGTTGCAAGCTGCCGTCCTGCGATCGTCCTGTAATTCCCCACAGAGTTCGGATCCAGGCCGTACAGTTCCAGCACCGCCCGTGCAGCCTCGTCGCTGCCGCCGCCTGCCAGCCCGGCTGCGGTCGTGAGCGCACCCGCCTTGTCTGCGCGGGTGATGGGTGCGCCGCTGTAATTGTCGAAGATTCCGGTATCCAGACCATACCGGCCCAGCACGGCGTTCGCGGCATCGCCCGCTCCCTGCTGGTACAGGTTGAACGCCTGCTCGTAGGCATTCAGTGCATCGCTCTGGCCGGTGCGCTCTTTGTTGTACTCCCACTGTTCCCGGGCAAACTCGTTCTCCCACTGCTGCTGGGTGTAGCCCTTGTAGGTGTCGTAGGCCGTCAGACCGGCTCTGCCCGCACTCTTCGCCATCTCCCACAGGTTCGAGAGAAAGTCGTTCTTCTCCTGCGCCGCCTGGTCTGCCC